TTATTTGAAGCTGATGCAGCACAAGGCGCTCAAAATATATCGCAAGAAGATCTTGCGTTGCCTTTCTTAAAAATTTTGGGCCAACTATCTCCAGAGGTAAACAAAAGAGATGGTAAATATGTCGAGGGCGCAGAGCCTGGTAAAATAATCAATACGGTTACGAATGAATTGTATGATTCTTTACAGGTTATACCTTGTCATTATAAGAGACAATACATTGAATGGCAGGACAGAGGTACCAGCAGTGGTGCACCTGTAGCAATTCATGAAGCTAATAGTGATATCATAAGTCAAACTACTAGGGGTAAAGACTATAAAGATAGATTACCAAATGGTAATTATCTTGATAACACTGCAAATCATTTTGTATTGATACTCGGTGATAGCCCACAAACAGCATTGATATCTATGAAATCTACTCAATTAAAAGTTAGTAGAAAATGGAACTCGATGATGATGGGTATAAAAATGCAGGGTAAGAATGGATTATTTACTCCGCCAACATACAGCCACATTTATAACCTATCAACGGTTCAAATGTCTAACGACAAAGGAACATGGTTTGGTTGGGATGTATCTAAGGTTGGAGCAGTCAAAGATAAAAACATGTATGACATGGCAAAATCTTTTGCTGATTCTGTAGGTAAGGGTGAGATCCAAGCAAAACCTGAAGTTCAAGAAGATACAAAAAAATCTTTGAATTTATAATATCCTAGGTAGTGGGCGTTGATGCGAGAGTGGAAACGCCCACTTAATATTTATGAATGATAAGATAATTAAAGCACCGGTTACGTATGAAGATTGGATAGATCTGGGACGGGTAATCATACCCTGCGATACAAAGCAGAGTGTGGTTGAGAAATGGTCCGATCCGGATTTTAAAATTACGAAAGAAGAATGGAGAATAGAACACGCAACAAAACAGATAGGACTTAGATTAGATCAATACATAGATTTTGATATTGATAATCCTGTCGTAAAAAGATTTACAAGCGATCACATAAAATCATGTGGTGCAATATTTGGTAGAAGAAACAACCCATCAAGTCACTATCTTTGGTCTGGCACATCAGATTATAAAAAGTTTGCACTACCAAAAGAGTTAGAAGATTATTACAAAGACTATGGTCATGGCGCAACACTTTGTGAGATTAGACATGGCGCAAATAAATACACACTAGTTCCAGAAACAAAGTATCACACAACAAATGAAGTTGTTAAGTGGGTTAAGTATGATGGCATAGATGAGTATCCAGGTAATTTAAAAGTAGATCTTGGTAAGATAGCTTTAGCTGCAGCTCTTTGCATTACATACGCTGGATCAGGACAAAGAGATGACTACTGCACTGCCATGGCAGGAGTGTTATTAAAACATACTGAGTGGAACGTAGATGATATAGATGACTTTGTTTACAAGATAGCAGTTGCTGCAAAAGATGAAGAAGCAGAAAAAAGAAAGAGAAAAGGCACAACACACAAAAAAGCAAATAGAAAATTCGGTATGCCAAAACTTGCAGAGATCATTGGGTGCTCTACAAAAACAATAGCAACACTATTTAGTTGGATTGGCGTGCAAGAAGCTACAAGCGAAGAAGCAAAACAATCTATTGGACAGATAATAGAATATGGAAGTGATAGATATTTTGTAAAAATAAATGCTGTAGTGCAGGGTGAGGCCGTCGAAAAAACAATAACAGTCGATGGCCCTACACTTAGAAACAAAAAATTATTTTATGATGCTGTAATTAGTAAAGCATCTGTTTGGATTCCAGAGATGAAACCTGCAGACTTTGAAGAGATCATGCGTAGAAAATACGAAGCAAGAGAAAAATCTAGTAACTATGTTGAAGAAGCAGAAGAGGATCTAAGATTTATTAAACATTTTAAAAATTATATTTCAGAAGAAAAAGCATACACTACTAAAAAAGAATTAGCATACTTTGGTTTACCTTATTACAACATGCAAAGGAATATATTAGAATTTAATTTAGATAAGTTTGAAGATTATCTGCATAAACAAAAAGTAAATTTACCACGAGTTGATTTAGTAATTAAATGTCAAAACATATTAAAGGCAAAAAAGAATCATGGTAAGTTTGGCACAAAATCCTGTGTGTCTTGGCGTATAACAAATCAAAAAATTGATAAAGAAGATTTAATTGTTGAAGGCGAATATCAAGAGGTAATAAGTGAAACAACCTAAATTTATATCGGGTCCACCAGGAACAGGAAAGACCTCTATGTTTATTACACAAAAATATTTAGAGTTATTAAAAAAATACTCTTACGATAAAATCATAATATTATCACACACCAACGTAGCAGCTGATGAGATTAAAGATGAGATATTAAAACTACCAGAGATGAAAGGCGTTACTAAGAAAGCTGTTAAATATAAAATTTGTACAATACATGCATATTGTAAGAGTCGATTAGTGGGACGTAAAGAAGTCTTTAGTTATGAAGATCACAAAAATTTATCAATGATAGAATCTTTATTTAAATTACAAATTATAAATGAGTCAGAATTTAATGCGGATAAACATAGATTTTACAGATACATGGCGGATGCACACGGGAGAGGCAAAACTCTCAAAGAACATTGGAAGACGTGTGATAAAAACGCTTACAAGCCATATAATTTAAATTCTATTGAACAAATGGCATCTCCATATTTTCAATATAAACAAGATCACCACGTATGTGATTATGCAGATATGATACAAGATTTTATTGATAAAGCTGTCGAGCCAGACATAGATGCTTTAATAGTTGATGAGGCACAGGATAGCAACGTGCCACAAAGAGAAGCATTAAATAAAATGGCAACAAAAGCAAAAGAGTATTATTTTGTGGGTGATGCAGATCAAACTATATTTGAGTTTGCAGGATCTGATGCTGACTATTATCACAGATTATCAAGAGATGCCGAACAATTAGAACAAGGACACCGTTGTGGAAAAACTATTAATACTTTGTGTAAAAGAATAATAAGACCGATATGGGATTACTACGGATATGAAAGAGTTTGGAAACCAACTGATGTTATAGGTAATCATTATTACTTACCGAGTTTGCAAACGAATTGTAGTGCTATGGAAACATTATTAGATAAAATAAAAAACACCAACGAGACTTTTTTATTTACTTATCGTGGCACGCCATCTGATTCATGGGTCAAAAAATTTTTTAAACAACAAGGGATCGAGTTTGCACATGTAGGAAACACGGCCCACGTACCAAAGAAAGAACTGCGATGTCACAAACTATGGCCAGATTTTTGTAAAGGAACACCCATGCCACTGAAACAAATAAAAGATTTCTGGCAATACATGGGTAGCAAAGTAATAGTTCATGGCAGAGGTGAAGAGACTTTTGATGAATGGGTTGATAGAGAATATACAATGGACTACATGAAACATCACAAGTATCTAAAAGAAAGCGCAGGAAGAGAAAGAGACTTTGCATTAGTACGAAAGAAGACAGACCCTAATAGAATAGTCTACATTAGAAAGGTTCTAAACAAGGGATTTAGTGATGGAGATGTAAGAGTAAGATACGCAAACATACACACCGTAAAAGGTTTAACGTTTGACAATGTTATTGTTGATCTAACAACAACAAGATTAGAAAAGTATTTTACACAGCTTAGATTAAAATATGTTGCATACAGCAGAGGCAAGTTTGATTGTTGGACTGTAGCATCACAAGGTAAATACACGTTAGGAGTAAGATGAAAAAGAAAAACATTTGGGACAAGCAGCACGGTGGTAATCATTATCAAAAGTATGTCATTCAGCCGAGTAAGTTTGTAGTTGAGAATAAACTTTTATATCCTGAAGGATGTGCTATAAAATACATAATAAGACATCAAGATAAAAATGGTAAAGAAGATTTGTTGAAAGCAATACATTTTATAGAGATGATTATAGAGAGGGATTATAATGTGTAACACTCCAGAGGATTTAAATTTAAAAGGCATAGATACGGTTGCAATAGATATAGAAACATACGATCCGAATCTTAAAACAAAAGGATCTGGTGCTATACGTAACGATGGTTTTATATGTGGTATTGCAGTTGCAACAGATAATGATCTTGCATACTTTCCTCTACGTCATTCTGATACTGATATAGACTACGAAAGAATAAATAAAATATGGCAAGTGTTAAACGATAAAATATTTCAAAACGAAAAGATTACAAAAGTATTTCACAATGCAATGTACGACGTATGTTGGATTAGAGCTGTGACTGGTAAGATGATTAAAGGTAGAATTGTAGATACCATGATAGCTGCATCTGTTATTGATGAGAATAGATTTAAATATTCACTAGACGCATTATCAAAAGACTATCTTAACGAAGAGAAATATAAATACGATCTACAACAGAAAACATTAGAGTGGTCTGGTGGCACGGTGAAAGACCCGATGACTAACATGCATAAACTACCTGCATCTATTGTAAAAGAATATGCAAAGCAAGATGTAAACCTAACATACAAGTTATGGAAATTATTCAATAAAAAAATTGACGAAGTATTATACACTAAAGATGATGGAGAGCAAAAGACTTGTAGAAAAATATTTGAATTAGAAACAAAATTATTTTTATGTTTAGTTGACATGAAATTTAAAGGCGTTAGAATAGATCGGTCAAAAGCTATCCTGTTTGGTAGACATCTCAAGAAACGTAGAGACCAGATAATAAAAGCAATAGAAAGTATTACAACAATTAAAGTTGACATCTGGGCTGCAGCATCAATTAAAAAATTATTAGATCATCTTTGTATTAAAGATTACAAAGTCACGCCAAAATCTAAAATGCCACAATTACCAAAAAACTATTTACAAACACACAATAATAAATGTTTACGAATGATTGCAAAAGCAAGGGAGTATGACAAAGCAGTCAATACTTTCATAGATGGATTATTAGAATACGTACACGAAGATAGAATACATGCAGATATAAATCAAATAAGATCAGATACTGGCGGCACAGTTACGGGTAGATTTAGTATGTCTAATCCTAATCTACAACAGATACCGGCAAAGGGTTATATCGGTGGTAAGATGAGAGAGTTATTTATACCTGAAGAGGGCTGTCAGTGGGGTAGCTTTGACTATTCACAACAAGAACCTCGTATCGTAGTGCACTATGCGATCAAATTGGGTCTACCAGGCACAGAGGGTTTGCAAAATGAATTTGATAGAGATGATGCAGATTTTCATCAAATCGTTGCTGACATGGCTAATATCTCCAGGAAACAGGCAAAAACGATCAATCTGGGTCTTTTTTATGGTATGGGTAAAATAAAATTACAGAAAGAATTAGGTTTAGATCAACGACAGGCAAAAGAATTATTTAACGAGTATCATAGCAGAGTGCCTTTTGTTAGGCAGTTATCACAAGAATTAATAGCATTTGCTAAAGAAAATAAATTATTATTTACATTACACGACAGATTCTGCAGATTTGATAAGTGGGAAACAACAAATAAAGAATGGAATCCTGAAATAAATAGATTCAACGAGGTGCCACTATACACAGAACAACAAGCGAGAGAAGCATTTAAAGCTGAAATGTTGGATAAGTATAAAGAAAACAAAATAGATCCAAATTACATGGATTATTTTGAAAGATACTATACACCTGCGTTTACCTACAAGGCTTTGAATAGGTTGATACAAGGATCAGCTGCAGATATGACAAAGAAAGCTATGGTAGATCTACATGAAAAAGGCATAGTTCCACATATACAAATACACGATGAGCTTTGTTTTTCGATCACGGACCACGAAACAAAACTAATTCAAAGTGTGATGGAAGAGACAATACCTCTTGAAGTTAAAAACAAAGTTGACTTTGAATCTGGACCAAATTGGGGTACGATAAAATAATGTTGTTAATAGATACATACCTAGATAAAAGTGAAATACACGGGGTTGGAGTGTTTGCAAAAGAGAATGCAAAAAAAGGTGAAAAAATAAAAGAGGTCAGACCAGAGTTTGAAATAGAATTTAATAGTGAAAATTTACCAAGAATGCCTTTGGCTCTTGCAAAATTTATTGACACTCATTCCTATGAAAGAGAGCTAGGTTCTAAAATGTTTGTAATGGGTATTGACAACGAAAAATACTTAAATCATAGTATTGACCCTAGTGTTAATGATGAGGGCATTGCTTTGAAAGATATAAGAATAGGTGACGAAATAACTATAGATTACAGAGATTTTGATGATAGTATGCAGGCATGGCTTACTTAAATGCAAACATACCAGCAACCTATGCACAAATAAGAAGGGAATATTTATATGATCTTAAAAAACATCATGGAGAAGTTGAAGATTGTGTTATCTTTGGCATGTCAGCTCTTGAGGGACGTGCACTATTGTTTCATGCTATTATGGAAAATGGTGCAGTATTTTATCGCTTACCAATTAGCGCGTTTATTCAAAGAGGATTTGAACCATCCAGGGTGCCCAAGCGACGCCTTGATGAACTTCAGCTCTGGAATTGTTTTTCTTATTATCCTGCTGTCACTAGCTGGGATTTTTTAGTATCACAATCAGGTAAATACATAGGTAAAGACAAAAAATGGCATAGAGGTAAATACTTATTTACTATTGACTTTGCTCATCCAGACGCTAACATAATCGATACTGATCATTCGGAGATCCCGCACGAGCACAAGTGCGCTCACATACTTGCTTTAGACGATGGCAACTATGCAGCACAGCCAAACAATAGACTGATATGGGATATACCCTCTTTCACTGTAAAAGATACTATCCCTGACTGGAAGGTGCAGACATCTGAATGGAATGTAGAAGACTCTTCTCAGTGGAGAACTGAAGACACTGATAAGTTCTTTTACGAAATAGAGGAGAAAAAACATGATTAAAAAAATTAAAGATAAAATAAAAAGAATGTGGGACTGGTACGTGTCCTGGTTATTTAAGAAAAGATGAAGAAAAAACCATTAAATATAAGCGAGGAAGCAGCCGTCCAAATGCCTATGAAGACGGTTGCCTCCTTGATCGCGCTCGTCGCAATCGGCACCTGGGCTTATTTTGGTTTACATGAAACGCTGAATAACCACGCTACAAAAATAGAATTGATGCAAAAAGATTTAGAACAAAACACAGAGTTTAGAATTAAATATCCAAGAGGTGAGTTAGGTCAATCAGCTGGAGAAGCAGAACTTTTTATGATAGTAGAACATGTTAGTGGTTTGTTAGAAGACGTAGAAGTAGAGATTAAGGGTATGAGAAACAACGCTGTTAACATAGAGTTTTTAAAAAAGAGAACTGAAAAATTAACTGAGGACGTAGAAAAATTAATTAGAAACGGAAGTGGTAAAAATCAATGATAGAAACTGTATTCGCACTTATATTAACTTTAAACGGAAATATGATAGAGCACGTATATAAAACTAACCTCAGCGATTGTTTGAAATCCAAGCGTATCGCGCAGAACGAGGTCAATCCGGAGAGAGTTGTATTCTCTTGTCAAAAAGTACAAGCTCAAACAGAGATATACATGGACAGAAAGAAAATTGTTAAAATTATTAAATGAGACTACAGGCAGAAATAGTTAACGGTAAGTGTCCAACGTGTGAGGAGTACACAATGTTAGTTGGACTCACTAAACAATTCTACAGATGTATGACTTGTGGTGCAGATTTAGAACAACATGTAAATGGCGTTATAAGTTATATCCCACATATACACAAAGAAACGCCACAATCAAAAGTAAACGAGTATTTTAATGGCCAAGAAAGCTAAAGGTTTATACGCAAAAGTAGCTCACGTGCCTGTTTTTCACACTACTTCCATCGGACGCAACCCTAGCTTGTGTAAAATGAACAAAGATAAGCGCAGAAGATTTAAAAAATATAGGGGCCAGGGGCGTTGACATTATCCTAAAAAATGATATATTATCCTACAGAAAGGAAATGTATGAGATATAAATATAAAGTAAGAGAACTAGGTAAGGAAATGACAGAAGATATGGAGGCTATGTCTTTAAAAAAATTAAGACGTAAACTTGATTCTAAAAAAGAATACCATGTAGAGTATACGAATAAACATGGTAATTTTATATCTACAACCGTACCTGGAATACAAGGTAAATAATGAAAGAAAAAACTATAACTATAAAAACAAACGGAATAGCTCAAAGACAATATTCTACGTTGTTATTAGAATTAAACATAATGAAACAACAATGGAAATCTTATGGTGTGCATTTAACCATATCAGCTCCTGGTTTAAAGAAAATAATATCTTTGGGTACAAGTAATGGATTTAATAATACTAAACGACGGAACGTATAGTCTTTTATCTGTCACAAAACAAATGATAGATGGAATAGTGTTAACGAAAAACATTGATTGTTTTGATCTTTGTGAGATACTTAGAATTAAGTTAGCAACTTACATTGATTATCCTGTTAACGAACATTTAATGAAGGATGGTAGTGGCGATTTTATTGGCTGTATTTGTAACTAGTCTTTTGATTTCACCTGCAGTTGTTTTACTATGGGTTTGGAATCAAGAAACACCTACCCTAAAGAGGGAAAAGTAAGGGTAGGTAATGGTGAGAAGATAATCTCGCCATACCATAATTCTGCCATATTGTCAAATCGTGTTAACGATACTGCAAGAGAACTTTATTACAATACCATGTTCGTTAACATCTTTTCTACCAATCTCTGCTAATTTTTCTTGTGCTTCTTTATACCCAAATTGAGCACAATCATAATGGGTCGAAAACGATTCATGCCAAGTAAATGAAGGCATACATTCACCTAAAACACTGGAACAAATTGTGAGCACTAACAAAAATTTCATTGACAATCCTATAAAATCACCTATATTATGTATCTAAAAATGAAAGGAAACACGCATGACTGACATGAGTAAATATAAAAATGTTTCTCTGACAAAAGAAACATATGCTATTTTAGATAAGTTATCAAAGGTATTATTGCCTGATGCAAAATTGTCCGTAGCAAAGACGATTGAATCATTAGCAAATGAGAAAGCGAGAAAACTAAATGGCAAAATTAAAAAAAGGTAGAATAAAAATACACATCTGTGACACATGCCACGGCAACGGGTATGTCAGGGTTGCAAAAATTGATGGTGACCCAAGTGTAGATTTTAGAGATAGAAGCGAAGTCCACCAATGCTGGGACTGCGATTCAGAAGGAGAATATTATGAAACGATCACTGATGATCTTATCGATGATGGTGCTTCTAACAAATTGCACTAGCAGATTTGAATTTGATGGATTCGATCCAACGACAGCAACGGTTCGTTGGATTATAAAAAAGAATTACGATGTGAAAAGGACCTCCGTCCATACAAAGCCTAGCGCTAGTCCCTGTACGGCAACCTTTGAAGCGGTAAGTAACCGTGGAGGTGTGGAGCCTTTGCCCCTTTGCAAGTACGTGCACGGAAAGCACGGGGGTTGATATGATTCCAGATACAGATAAAGCATATATTTCAGGTTTATTTGATGGTGAAGGTAGTATTTACTTCACTCGTAGACCTGAAAAGAAAAAGAAACACAATGGTAAGGGTTATCGAGTATCGAATAGTTTACGATTATCGATGGAGATAACCATGACCGATGAGTCTGTTGTGAGATGGGTGCATGAGGTCTTGGCCTGTGGAACCGTCGTAAAGAAACCTAGAAAAGGTAAACGTAAAGATGGCACTAGATATTTAACACAATGGAAATGGCGATGTACGTTTAGAGATGCGTATTATGTTTGTTGTATGATATGGCCTTGGTCACATACCAAGCTACCTAAAATTAGACAAGTGATCGATCATTATGCTACACAGAGTTTAGATAATAAAATTATAAATTTAGAAGAATATAAATATATTAAGAAAAGGATATAGGGAGTTGAAATGATGTTAAAATTTTATTTATGGGTGATGGGTTGGTCCGGTGCGATTAGCTCGTGGGCCTGGAGAAAACAAGCAGAGATTGTTAGAGATAATAATCGTAAGGAAGAAGAGGACTATTTGAAGGAGTTGAAGAAAAAACTATGATTGGTTTATTCTTTGTAGGTATGACAGC